AAATTGTTTATAACTTTCCAAATTAATTAACAATTATTTCTTTTTAAAGTACTCATCCCATACTCTAGGCTCATCCTCTTCATACCTATTTATCACTGAAGCTTGAGACTCTTTTAGCATATATACTTCTTTTTTTACTTTGCTTTTGTCCCACATAGTAGTTTTAGGACAGTTAGACTCCTCCATAGTAGGCATCTCTATTTTATTCAACCAGTACAAGTAATTCCCTTTAGGATCATTAACAAAGTATATTTTAACTACATCCTCCTCTAAGCCCATTAGCCTATCGTATTTGGCTTTTTCTATCAATTTGGTATCGTAGTACTTATTTCTACATTTAATCTCTACAACAGCCTTAAAACCCTTTGGTGTAAATCCACGAGCATCATAGAAAGTATTCTCATTGCCACACCATTCTAGATTCCATCCATCTAAATTTAGTAAGCTTATTAAGGATCTCTCGTATTTTTCTATATTCATTCAGTTGGTTTTTCTATACTTTCAAAGTGCTGGTTTAGTTCATTAATCCATCTTTGGTATGTTTTAAAATTGCAAGAGGTGCAAGATGGTTTCTGATACTTTTTTCTAAATACATCTGAATAGTATCTAGCTATCATCTCAAACTCTTTAGCAGTAACTTTGTTAGTTTCTTTCTCTCTAAAGTTATTCCAGTTAGTGTATTGTTCTAAGTTCATTTTCTATTAAAATAATTATCTAGTTTATCTCTTCTATCTTCACAGCCACAGTCCTCTCCCCATATCTTTTTTACTATCCACTGTATACCAATAGCCTTAAATATCTTCTCTAATAAAGTCCCTACTTTCATTTATTTGTTTTTTAATATGTCTCACTGTGTTGTACAAAGAATAGTAGCTTATACCAGTTTCTCTGCTGAGCTGTGTTATCTTCTTACCATTCTCAAAAACCTCTTCATATATAGTTTTGTAGTATATCTTTTTTAGCACCTCGCTATCGTAGTCTAACTCTTCTGCATTATGATCTATATAGTTTGACTCTAGCCAATTACTAATAGCTTTTATTTTTTCATCATAATTAGGCTCTGTATACTCTTCTACCTCTGCTTCTGGCAAATACTCTAATTCTAGAAACTCTACTTGTTTTTCTTTTCTCTTTAAGTCAAAGACCATATTCCTAAGCACTACATAGCACCCATAGAAATTAGGGCTATTCTCATCATAAAAGTAATCTTTGTGCTGCATTTTTATGTAAAACTCTTGTACGATATCTTTTGCAGTATCTAAATTGCATCCTAAATCTAAGACATAACCTATCCAGAGTCTTTGGTATTTGAAGAGTTTACTCAACATCTCTAATATAGGATAAAGAAATTAGTACTATACCTAGCATTAACTGATATATGATCTGCTTCCCCTCTTCTTTGTCGGTTTCATCATACAGCATTAAAAAGCCAAACCCAGTAATAATATGAAATTGAATCACTGGACTGTGCTTATCAGTATAAGCTATTAGAAATATTAGTAATAATACTAGGCTAGAAAGTATATAAAATAGCATAACTTTAATTTTTTCTTAAAGCTACGAATTTTTTTTAACTTTTTTTTGTGCATCATTTTAAATTAAAGTCTAACTGAGATATTGTTGTGCTGTAACTGTCTGCTCTGAATGTCCACTTAGTGCTTCCGTTTGGATCTATATCTCCTTTTTTTCTAAATATTGCAGTCTTATAAAATTTATCTTTTGCAATAAAACCATAGATATATGCTTTTTTGTAATCATCAGCCATACCAACAAAGCAATAGTAATCACACTTTTGTTTAGTATTGAAATCAAAAAGACTTGCTGTCCATTTCATTGTAGGAATTAGCCTTGCATTAAATCTTTTAGTTTTTACGTCTATCTTTTTATTGTTAATTACTAAATCGTAGTCATAAGTATTTTCTTGTTTACCATTATAATACTGTCTTACTAAAACCTCTCCTAAAGCACCACATTTATTGCCTTGTCCTTGTGTGTAGCTGTTGTTTAATATTCCAAAGTCATAAAGCTTTTTAGCCTCTGCGATACTTTCTTTTGTTATTTGTAACTCAATCATACCTTTTTTAAGAATTGCTGAGCTTTGACATCCTCACTAATCATTCTAACTATAGGCTGTCCATTAACCTCAAACCCCACATTGTTTTTCATAGACCTCAACTGTATAGGCTCATCCATTGAAGTAGGTCTACCTCCAGTTTCTACCTCTTTTACTTTCCTAACGTGAATATGAGTAATCATAAAGTCACTAGGATGCTGTATGTATCTATGTACAACCCAGAAGTCATCAGCTCTGTTTACAAACTTACCACCACCCTCAACATCACTAGCCATTGGAGGTATAGGGTATCCAGCATACAAATGATCAATCCTATGCAGCATTCTTATAGCTCCAGTATTAGCGTGAACATTAAGCCATATAGAGATGTTATTGTTTTTGCAGAATAATCTAAACTCAGTAGTAGCTTGATAGTCATACTCGTGACCACCTAAGCTCTTCATTAGCTTCTCATCCTTTGCTAGTGAGTTATAAGGATCTATCATAAAGCCATCATAGTCCCAAGCGTTTTTGTACTGTAAGCCTAATTGTAGTAAATCTCTATAAGTGTATAGCTTCTCTGGATCTATTATCTTAAAGTAATCCTCTATGAAGTCTGTGCATCTTATAAACTGCTCCTCATCTATTAGATGTATTGGTTTCTTAGCTAGATACTCTACTAGCTTTCTTATTATACTGTGTGGCTGATTTTCGCTTGAGAATACTAACCACCTCTTGTTATGTTTAAGAGTATAGCATAGCATTAAAAATAATACTGCTGAGGTCTTACCTACATTAGCTTGACCTAGTATTACATTAAAACCATTAGGCTTAAATCTTAAGTACTCATCTATATCTGGGATATCTAATCTTAACCCCTCTTTGATGCTACCATTTCTAATTTGCCTTAGCTTCTCTAATTGTTCTTTATAGTTTATCGTCATAGTTCAAAAAAAAGGCTACCCAATTAAGAGTAGCCAAATTAACAAAATTTAATTAAAAAGGCAAATCTGCACTTTCTCTATCTGGCATATGCTCCTTAGCACTTACTGGCTCTTTCTTTGGAGATTCATACACCCTAGCATAAAACTTGTTAGGATCTTTAGATGCTCTTAGCACATCAAACTGTAAGTATCCTTTATTAGCTTCTGCTTTGTCTTTGTTTTTCTCAATCCACTCTACCATCTCTTTAGCATTAAAAGAAACATTAGTGACTATAAAATCTAGCTTAGAGCTTCTAGGGAATAGGAAGTTTAAAAATTCTATATCTTTCATAATTATTTAGTTATCCAGTTAAACATTATCTCTGCATCTTCTATAACAGACTGCACATCACTTGTACCTCTAGATGCGTGAAGCTCTGAGGATGCTTTAATACAAGTTTGCTTAATAATTGAAGTCTGTATACTGTCCTTACTACTAGTGTTTCCACTAGAGTTATTGCTGTAGCTTTTATTAGAGTAGTCATCTCTAACTAGCTTAGCGTTCTTCATCTGCTGATTTGAGATTGTGTATTTAATCTCATCCCCAATAGATGCTTTAAAATCTCCCTTTGCAAAGAAAGTGTAAGCTTCCCCATCTGCAAAAGTTACTAGGTACTTGTTCATACCATTCCACTCTCCGTTAGTGTCAATGTACTTGATTCTTCCGTTTTTCATAAATTAAAATATTAAAGGTTATTATATAGGTTTCTTTCTTGTTCTACTTCTAGCTTAGCTTCTAGTAGTCTGACTCTTCTTTCTAGAGCTTCTACCCTAGCATTTAAAAAGTCTATTGTCTCTGGAGTAGACACTCTCTTTATATCTTCGCTATGAGTCATCACTAAAAAAAGTATAAGGACTAGTTGGACTAGATAGTAAAAATTGTAAGTCTATGATCACATAGTACTTTAGCTGTGATACATACTGCTCGTTTTCTAAAGCTATAAGAGTACTAGATACTAACTCTGTATAGTCATCTGATTTTTGGTTTAGCCTTTTAACGTACTCTGGCTTGAGTCTGTGTAGTAAATTCATATAGTTATCATTAAAATTCCTACCAAAGCTACATAAAAATATTTAATTAACAAAATAGTAAACAAAAAAAGAGCATCCGTTAGGACACTCTTCTCTGAACAATGATAACAAACTTAAAAATTAAGTCAGAACAAATTTACGCTATAATAACCTTTCTACCAAATCTTGATAGTATTTTATTTTTGTTTCTAACTCAGCGTTATCAATCTTTAAAGTCTCTCTGCTTTTTTGTAGCATCGCATCAGCAGTACCATCTCCATACTTATTATTTAATCCTACAGAAAATTTATACTGCTCCCCATAGCGAAAAACATTACAACCAGCGCACTGGACTTGACAATTAGTTTCATCCCATCTAGTACTAAGATGCTTCCTAGACATAAAATGACCATTCTGTAGCTTCTTCCAGTGATCTACCTTACCACAAGTAAAGCACTCGCTATTACCATTCTTAGACTCTCTTAGTCTAATATACTGTGAGAATATCTTATCTAGCTTATCTATAAGTCTTTTTCTAGTACTCTTCTTAGCCATAAAGCAAAAGTAAATCTAAAGTTTCTAAAAATAAATTTGGATATTAAAAAGTATTTTCTATATTCTATACTATATAGTACTATATAGATACTACTCTATAGTAGATACTATATAGCTACTTCTATATAGTAAATTCTATATATATAATACTATATAGTAGATACCATATAGTAACTATCTCTTCCAGTGTTTTGTAATTTTTTCTGCGGATCTCATTCCAAAGTATCCACCATAAACTAATAGCAGTAAACTAGATAGTAAATCAATCCATCCAGAGTCTATTTTAAAGCCCTCTAACGAGCTATCTAGTATTATGTATAGGAATAGGCTTAGAGTTAAAAATGCGAGGCTTAGAGGTCTTACGTTTTTACTTAGCCAACTATCACTCATCATATCAGACTGCCATCTCTTAGTAGTCTCTTCCATCTCAATCATATCATACCTCAGCTCCTCTAGTAGAAGTTGTTTATCAGTTTCAGATAATTGACCATCTCCCTCTATTTTAGTGGCTAAATCTTTTAGAGCATCTATACCAGTAATGCTTCCAGCTATGTCTAGGATCTCTGGAGCTACTTCCTTACCTTGTTTCACTAACCAACGAAGTGCATCTCCTACTCTTGTAGTTCCGTTCTTTTTTTTGTAGTCACCCATTCCACCTTGCTTTAGTCTTTCTTATGTCGTAATGTACAAACGTATCGTATAAACCTAAACCACCTTGTAGCATATGCCCCATATCTATTAAGTCCTCTATGAGAGCGTATACCTCTGCTGGTTTAAGGCTCTGTATAGTTATGTCTGCTGCTTTGCCTAATAAGTGTTGTGAAGTTTTAGAGCCACCTACCTTTGCGTTGTGGTCTGGGCATCTGTATGCGCTATTGATAGTTATAGGTCTACCAGTATAATCTCTTAAAAATTGTAGTTGTGATGCAAGTTTAATAATGTTCTCATATACCTCTAAAGGCATATCACACCCACACTTACATTCAAACTCTTGTATTTTAAAGTTCTTTGTCATCTTTTTTCTTCTGCGTTTCGTA